GCAATGTTTACAACGTATACCTTGATTAAATATATCTAATCGAGTAGTTTGTGGTTCTGGGTGTCCGCACGAACAAAGATATTCCAACGGCTTTTTGTTCGTTTTATATTCCTTAGATACCAAAGTACATTTTGCGGCTTCAAATATTTGTTTCACGTCCTCAAATGCCAACCGGGGAGGCATTTATTTAGTTGGTTTGGGTTATTTGAAATAGATGAACGAAGTTCAACTTTTTCAAAGAATGAGGCAAGGGGGAGAGGAGGACGGAAAAATTAGAACCATGAAATTTTAAAATTTTTATTTTTTTAAGCGATTTCCAATACACGTCTATTAGTATCCGGGGATATAGTGCTGTTGAGCCATGGGCTCACATTCACCTGCGGGTTCGGCGGCTCCGATCGTAGATCCCAAGAGGCATTGCGGAGAGACTGTCCCACCGTGTTGACACCGATGAGCGCACCGGCGTTGAGGAAGTTCTTGCCCGCAATATCACCCGCGCCCTGGGGGTTTACCTGCGCCCACTTCGAGTTAGGGTCATTTGGCAGGAGCTCCTGCGGCGCGAGCTGGTTCTTAGGGTAGCAGTTGGAGGGTGTCGAGGCGGCGGCGAAGGGCATAGGGGAGGGGCTCTCGAAGCCCTCGCGTACAGGCGCGTTGTCGGGGGTATCGGGGCTGACCGTTGTGTGCTGCGGTGTTGCATTCTGGGAGGCATTCATAATACGAGCAACATCAACTTGACCGGCGTTGATTAAGGCACCGGCGGGCTCACCATTCATAGAATAAGCAGCGCCACTGTGGGTTACACCACCGGAATTCTGGAATCCCTCACGGTGGTGGTGGTGACGACGCTTCAGCAGTCCACCGAGTGTGGGATCTAAGACAAAAAACAGACCTAAGGCGACCAGGACGGCTAGACCAACCAGGAGCGGCGTTCGCGAAGACATTTCTCTAATTCCCTTGTTTGTATTTTTTTTACGCCTCGCTGTTTGTTGATTCGTCATCATCGGTTATCCAATCGCTGAATTGGGACTCATCGTCGGATACTTCATATTTTCCAAAAAAGTTCTTCATTGCGTCCAAGGCATTCTGTCGCGCTTCGTCGGCAGTCCGGAAGAGGAGCTTTACTTGTTCTTTTGCGTCCGCCTTCTCTTTCGCAATCAATGCCGGGCTACGTAAAGTCAGGGTATTCTTCGTGTCGGCAACTGCCTCAAGATCATTCACCTCCTCAATCTCCTTTGCCGGATTCGCCGGAGCCTGCCAATCAAAGTCAATCACCATGCTCTGGGTATCCTGTTCTACGAACTTCACGGCAAACTTTGGTGAAATGGTAGACCGGGTAATTAGAATACCAATTAACTCCAAATCAACAATACAATTTGTGTATGCGCCTTCCTTTACATCAAAGAAAAACTCTTTCTCTGTATACTCATTCCAGTGAGGAGTACCATCTGTATCGTATACCATACCCCATTGTGGCGTAATACGTTGTAGTGACTCGTACAACGGCTTATTCTTAAACAGCGTCTCCGTCTTCGTCAGTTCATTAAGAATTGTAAATTCCAATTTAGCAAACTTTTCCTGTACTGATGCCTCGGGAAGAATTGTAAGTTTACTATTCATTCGTAGACGTACGCCTAGTGGTTTAGGGCTCGCCATAGGTACATAAAAATAGACGTTATTACCATCAGCACGACGTTCCGGGACTCCAAACATTGGTTCTGTTTTGAGCTGCGATGTACGTTGAAAAATAGTTCCGCACCCCATTTCAATGAGTGCCGGAATCCAGCGTGACCGTTATACAGAAGCAACTGGTGATTTAGCAGAACATATCGGTGATAAAGTACTATTATTATTAAAGTCTCCCGAAAATCAAGCGCGTATTCAATCAGTGTTAGACCCGATTATTTCACATATTATTAATCGTATTTTTCCATATATACTGTTATCAGCAATACTCTTTTTAATTTTATTTATTTTAACAATTGGCACATTTTATATGGTAATGCGTACCTCCGCAACCATGAGTTACAGCACGAAGATATCAGACCTCTAAAATGGCAAAGGCTGAAAGAGTAAACGAAATTCATCGGCATCCATATCCTTGAGATGCTCCGTACGTAATATATCAAGATACGGAGTTTCCGTTGTCGTAACATCCTTATCTCCTTTCGTCCACTGCCCCCATTTCATCCACTGCTTCTCGCTCATCAAATCGTCAACCGTCTCGTTGATACCCTTCAGCATATCAATCGCCCTGTCGTAAGGAAGATAGTCCTTAATGTGGATAGACTCAAGGGCTTTGTGAAGATTGCCCTTGTACTTGATGGTAAAGTACGATGCCTTGAACGGCAGCGACTTTGCCTTATTTGTATAGTCGGACCCCATTAGGACGCACATTTCAAGAAACTGTAGGTAAGTAAGACCGGCGTGTTGTAGAATCGGATTGAGTTCATACGCTATCCAGCCAGTTGTATCTCCTGGTACACTCATGCGCTCTGGAACAAGCAATGTATGGACCCCGCGTGCCAGCAAATCCATATCGTTACTCATCACAGCGTCAAGCTCGCCCCGACGCATCAAATACGCCAAAACATTGTCCGCCTCGCCGTTCGCATTCAGAAAGAGCACGCCCGCTGCGTACAGTAGGCGCTTCACTTCGTCACGCTCATCCGTTGTTACGTAGACAGAGGATGCCGTAAGATTGCCGATCTCCTTTGCTAGTGTGCTGCGTTGCTCGTCTGTCATCTCGGCATTCTCAATATCGGTCGTCAGTTGTTGGCGCTTCATGTCATTCTTGAGTCGCACCTCATTGCGCTGACGAATCGTCTCGCGCTTCTCATCTGGCGGCTTGCCGTCAAAGACCGGTACCGGTATAATATTGTATTCCCTACATTTCGCAATCAGGTGCGCAATGTAAGTAATTGGATGTGTTTTATTGGCTTTCGCCTTGTAAAGGAAGCCAAGAATGTCGATGCCGACACGCTTGTTTTTGTAGGAAGCCCATACGGGCGCTTTAATGGCTTTCGGTGCCGCCCATCGTATCCAGCCTGTAAGTCCGCGGATACCCATTGTAAGAAAGTAGGAATTCTAAGAAGTTTAGAGTTTCGGTGTGTCAAAACGTCGGTTTGGGCGTAGAAGGGTCAATTTTTTCATCGTTTGAATCCCTCAAGCACATCTGGAACACTCATTCGTAAACTCATGTCTTTTGGAACAGTGTGCTTTGCTTGAGTGCGTAGACGGTCCAATTCTGGTGTCACTAATCCACACATAACATATTGTTTTTCTTGAGATGTTTTGCCATTACCAAAGACCCATAAAAATTCAAAATGGGGGGCTAAAGCCGCTTTCAACACATAATACGCAAATACACTTGTATTTTCTTCCCATTTATGCGTTGCTCTTGCTAAAAGTTGCGTTGCCTGAAAGTCCTGCCACTTACGTTGTCTTGCCCACAATCTACCATACCATGCACATGCTAACCATTCTGCATACAACTCCGTCCACGCCTCAAACAAATGCGGATTCAGTTTATCGGTCTTATTCATCTTCCAGCACGGTGCCGGTGACGGTCCAACTTTCCAGTCCCACTTCATTGCGTGAATCATTTCGTGAATCAGTACCCGCTCCCATTCCTCACTACGATAAATTACAATATTTGGCGTGCCAACAATCGTCCATCCGCCGTTCACCTGGGCTTTTGTCGGCCACTGATTCGCCTTGATATATCTTGGGTCGTCGCGAAACCATACATAAATATTAAATCCTGGTGCTGCGCCTAACCATGTAAGAATAGCATCCGTAGTTCGCGCAACTTCTGTTGCTTTGCCGATGATAGGTGTAATTAAATACAGCGTACTTCCCTGCCAAAGTTCATATTTGAGCCCTTGGGTTGCTGGGTTGTCTAACAATGAGAATATGGTCTGCTGCTCCCAGCCACTAGCTATCTGCCTTTTTGCTTCGTCGAACTCGCGCGGGCTTAGCGGCTGGGGCTGCCTTTGCGGTTTCAATGGGGGCTGCTGGACTGACTGGAGCAGCGCCAACGCCGACTCCGCTGGCGGATTCATTTTGTACTGGTGTGTCTTTTTTATGTATTGGTATTTGTATCGGTTTTGGAAGCGGCTTTGAATGGGTTCGCACCGTTTCGAACAGAAACAGTACTGCCGATTCGAGCGACAGTGGTGTGCGGTACGATGTATGCGGCTCGGCGGTTGTCAGGGACTTCATCGCCAGCCAGAACACGTGTGGCTCAAGAAGAGTATGTTGACGTTGAATCGCCGCCGCGCAACTATCAATAATCTCAGGACCCGTCTGACAGAAACTGAGGGCTTGATATACAATACTACGTAACCATTGGACTACCTTAAGATCGGGCTTTCGGGTTGTACGGGCGTTTTGGATAAGCAAGGCAATCATTTCATCGTAGAAATCCTGAATACGCCGCGGCCAGTTAGCGGGAACTTGTCCTGGTAAATATATCTGAATTTCATCGATGCGTTCCGGTCGCCCTTCACATTTATCGTACGCAATGTGTGTTGCGAATAGTGGGGGGACTTTGGACTGCCAATCTTGGAACGACATACGGGGCATACGATAGCGTACAAATGCGTCATCAAGAAGGGCTAACGGACCCGTCATTTCACGTGCCGTTATCCAAAGCATCCCTGCCGCTTCGGGTGGTAGGACAAACTGTTGAAGAATTGCCCGCACACGAATCGCTGCTGCAAGGGAAAGACTATGTGCGCGTCTCAGAATAACAAGTTTACGAGAGGAGGACCGTAGACTATTGAGTACATCACCACTCGAAAAGAAACTTGTCAAAAGATCGCCAATAATCTGCTTATCTTGCATCGATAAGTTCGGAATATCAATTTCAAAATGGTACGGACTCGTAAAGACGCGGGCTTCATAACTATCACCAATCGTAAATGTACGTGTTTCCATCGGATACGTAATCTTTCCTTTATTCTCCGTTTCAATCAACCTTCGTAATTCATTTGTTTTACCGGAGCCCGCAGGACCGATAAACATAAAAGGTATATCAAGCCGTTTCATCGTATTAAAGTTAATATGAAGCGATTTGTTTAGGCGGAATCTATTATCAATTGCCTGCCGCCAATGTATCCCGTAAATTACTGATAGTAATCGTGCTAATGCTTGCCGATATTAGCGCGCACGGTAAGATTACAATCATGACGATGCCAAGTATAAATTGAATCATCTGACCTGGATTATGGCTGAAATGGTATAATGCTAGAGCGTATGCAATAAGTGATGCTACAAAGCTAAACACCGTGACAATTGCTAAAAGTTTAGTATTTTGTGCGGAATCCTTCGGTAGAAGTGTACCATATGTTACACCCGCAATCACTGCTAACATACCACAGACACCTATTGATATTGCGAACGGCGCATTAAACGACATACTCTATTATATATCAAGTTTATCGGCGCCTGCCTCCAATCTTCCCTGCCGCTTTTACTGTATCCCCAAAAGCGGTTGCGAATGTATCCCATTTTACACCTGTGCCGGGCGGAGTTGATATAATAACCGCAATTCCACACAATATCAAAATAGATACAATTAAAGGTACAAAGAACCGCGTAAAAAAGACATCTTTAATGACGGGATCACCATGTCTGCGTCTTTTATTCGCAGACGACGCACTACACGATGCGGACGAGTCCATTTACAATGGTCTATCTTTTTCTAACCGTAATAATAAGGAGAATGTCTACTGGTGGCGACGCGGCACAAGTGAATGATAGACTTTCAGTCTTTCAGTGTAACCCTGCGTTACATCGCCGGGGCGGCGAGACGTGTTTACCAAGTACAGCAATTGAACGCCTAATACGTACGTGGAATAAGACGCATCCCCGGAATAAAATAATCATCCAAAAGACACGAAAAGTTGGAAAGTCTACCAATTCGTATTTATGGAATCAACTTCGTGAAAAGATGAAGTCCCATTACAAATGCGAAACCGAATTCTGTGCTATTAAGAAAATACCTGGATTATCTGACAATGAGAAACGAGACTTAAAAGGGTATTTCAAGCCTGAAAAGCCCAAAAAATGGGATAAGAAACCCACCGATTGGCTTGATAGTTACAATATCGAAGACGTTATGAAACAGTATGAAGCCGCCTACCCGTTTTTTGAATTTATTGGACCTGTCCCTATTGACTTTGACGCAAAAGACGAAAATGC